GTCTTCCAAAAAGTCATAGTATATTTGAGGTTTGATTTCATTCCATTCTTCTTTAGTGATTACTCCCTTGAGTAGAAGTTGTTTTTCTAATAGTGTATTAAACAATTCACTGAATCTATTTCTCAATCGATTCACAAATTTGGAAAACTTCAATTCATCACGAGTGATTTCTGACGAACGTCCCAAGTTAAACTGTCCATCTGCTTCCATACGTGATGTCGGAACATTTAATGACTCATAGAGTTTCTTACGGAAATACAAAACGTCTTCGATTTCACCAAGGTTCTGTCCACCCGGCAGTGTAGAAATTTCAGTTCCTTTTCCACCTTCACGACGAGGTAACCAATAGTCTTCAAGCATTGTGAGAAACTTGCGATCATCTCTGACTTCACCAGTGTTAGCATCATAGACTAACTTATTCTTATGCTTGGTCATCATATCACGCAAATACTGTTCTGCCTTTGCTTTTGGCAAGTTACCCACATCGATATAGAAGATACGTCTTTCAGGTGCACGTGCGAGACGATAGATGACTGTTGCATCTTCTAGCATACGGAGTTGATTGAGGGGTTTGATTGCTTTGTGCAGATGAGAGAGAACCATAGTATTCTTCTGATCCATCAGTCCAGAGTGTGTGTATGCAATAGATTCGGGTGCAACTTTAACACCTTGATTCCCTGCGTTGACACCTTTTGATGAATAGATAAAATATTCATTGTATCTCTTGGCAATCACTTCTTTTTGAGATACTGCTTGCTGACTCTTCTTTCTCTCTACACGAATTTTTTTAATTTTACGTGGATCGATATATCTAAGTTCTTTGATACCGTCTCTTGGTTTTTCTTCGTCTAACATGATATGATAGTATATACGACCATCGACATACCAGTTTTTAAAGATTTCGTATCCACGGTTATTGAAATTCAATAAAGATAAAATTTCATCAAACTCTTCTGTGATCCGAGTTTTCATACCCGCACTTAATTTATCGACCTCATCGAGCACAATGTTAACTGGGTTTTCGTGTTCGTCGGTAACAATACACTCATTGATAATATCATCAACAGCACGTTCACATTCTGGTTGAAATGCCATTTCACGATATCTAGTGATTAATGCGGATTCTGTTTTTGCTGTGCCATCTAAGTCTACGGTAGTGCCAAAAACACCACCTTCATTGACAGTGATAGCACCGTCAAGGTTTTGCGGGGGAGCAAAACTTTTGATGGATGGTTTATCTTTTTCGGGGTCATCTTTCCCGATTTTAAAACCAAATAATTCGATTGCCATAATAGATCCTTTGCGAAAGTTGTGGGAGCAACAGTACTATTTATTACTCCCACATCACGATCATTTTCGATTAAACCGCAATACTACCAGTAGTTCCACCGGAAACTTGCCAGTAGTCATATGCCCAAGTTACATCAAACTGTTCTACTGAATCCGCAGTGTCCCAATCTACAGTAATTGCTTGGACATCTAGAGGATAAAGACCGACAAACTCATATACTCTGAGGATTTCACCTGTCTTGCCATAGTGAGTTACTTGTGCAGTTGATTTATACAAGTTGGGTGCTGAACCACCTGCGGCATTAAGATTGCCCGCATGTGTATTGATTGCGTTAGACCATTGTTCCAATGCATTTCTGATTGAAAAATCTTCATCATTAATGATGGTTGTTGCCCAATCCGCAAATGTTCTAGTACCTGCAAGTTTAATCTTCCTGCCAAAATATCCCTGTTCAATCGTTGTTAGTGTCGATGCAGGGATATTTGATGCTTTCACCATAAATGGTGTAATCGCATCTGCCGCTCCATTGATAGGATTCGTAATTTGCACTTGGAAGAGTGATGGTCTAGCACCACCACCCTTTAGAGCACCTGCAAATTCGTTTACGTTAAACGCCATTTTAGTTCTCCTGTTTTATCTCTATTTATCCCGCACGTCCAACGACTTCGGAGAATTCTACTCCGGTTCTTACTGCGACAAAGTTAAGTTGGATAAAGTTGATAGAACGAGCAGGTTTAATGTAGATATCACCCACGAACTCATTGCGGTCAATTACTTCACCTGTATTGTTTGTGCCGTCACAAACCACTACAAAGTCAGTGATACCACGTCTACCTTGTACGTCACGCAAGAACGGTTCCACTAAGTTCTTGAACTGTGAACGTGTAAACTCATCGTTGAACTCAAACAATGTAAACTTAGCTGCCGTTGAAATTGCTTTTTCTAAGACGATAAACAGTCTACGAACGTTAATCCTGTCGAAAGCAGATGGTTTGCTCAACATTGTCTTGTCACCAAACAAGACTGTGCCTTGTCCGGGGAATGTTACGACGGGGTTGATACCTTTTTTGTACAACTGATCTCTATCTGCTTTAGTTGGATTGAATGCTAACTTAATTGTATTCTTAACATTGCCTCTATTAAATCCTGCAGGTGAGTACCATGGATCACGAGTTAAGTCAGTTTGTACCATTAAACCTGCAGTATCTGCATTGAGTGGTACCCAACGGTATACATCGTTATACTTATCGTACTGATACTTCCAACCAGAATCCATAACTGCATATGAAGATGATGGTAACAAATCACGATATGCAATAATGTCATCACGTTCTTTTCCATCATATGCATTATTGTTTACACAATCTGCTTTTTGTGGTGATACAACGGCAACACAATCTTTTCTAGAATCTGCGATACTTGTGATTATGTGTGTAGCAAGAGTTTGATCTGCGTTACCACCAAGAATCAGTGAAATATCAACTGTTTCTGCAGATCTAAAAAGATTATATCCAACAATCTTTTTAGCACCATCAATATTTCCACCATCATTACCATTAACTAAACTCTTAGTCACAGCATTGCTCGATCCACCAAATGTTAAACCTGCGGATGCAGACCCCGCATTTGACATTGTTGAACTGTGTGCAGTCCACCAAAGATATGCTGACTGTTGATTAATAACCTCTTTGTAGTAATTAGTTGCACCATCTTCAGTTTTTGCGTCAGATGCTTTAGATACTTTGCTGAAAGTTTCGACAACCTGTCCTGCAATACCAGTGAACTTACCATCTTCGTCAACAACAACTACGTGTAGTTCGTCATTAGTTGCTCCTGCATCAGTAGCATACTGTGAAGTTCCCGGTGCACTATCAAAGTTATTGAAGTATTCCCATCTACGAGTAATTGACACAGTAGAACGTGATACTGTGTTTCCTGTGTAATCACTTGTAAATGTTACAGTGTTGCCCGAGAGTGATTTGACTTTTAACGGTTCTTTATCTGGTCCGATTAAAAGCAAATCCCCCACAGAAAATTTAGTTTCTGTGTTTGAAGTGCCTTCACCCGGAGCATTAAATGTTAATGTGTTTGTTTGAGTTGTAATGCTATAAGTATCGGCTAGTCCAGTTGAAATTTCCGATTCCCATGCGGAGGCAGATTCACATAAAGAAACCTTCAGTGAGTTGCCTAACTCACCCGGATACTTAGAAATAAATTCACCCACACCAGCGATACCAGACGTATAATTTTCGTTATAATCGTCTGTACTTTTAACAAGAGTTTGCTGTGTATTTGCGGCATTTGTTGTAGCATTTTTTACATTGCCTGTGGTTGTATCAACGACACGAACTACGTATAATTGATTGCCATAAGACAAAAAGTTTGCGGCAGTAAAGAAATCTTCAGCATTGTCACTTGTTGGTTTTTGGAAGATGTTTACTAAACGATCTTCTGTGTCAACAAGCACACGTTGCTCAACTGGACCCCAACGGAACTGACCTGCAAATGCACCTTCAGTAGTGCTAACTGCAGGTACCACCGTAGTCAGGTCAATTTCACTTACGTTAACACCCGGTGATACTTGGAAAGGCATCTCTATTCTCCTTTTGTTTAAAGAGTATTATATTTCATTTTGCTAATATTTATAAAAACACTCTCTTTAGAAGGGGTCAAAGTTTCTTTCCATCCAGTTATCATCGAATATATTTCGTTGAGGAACTGTATCTATTACTTCTTCTTCGGGCATTCCATCATCGTAAATACCAAATGGAAGCAGTTCTTCCATTAGTTGGTCTTCATTTTTCAATCTCAATTTAGTCAATGTATTAATGTCTGTCAGTTCTCTGAAAAATTGTTGATCAGACAACCATGCAAATAATACCAAACACATCACCAAGTCATCATGACAACCCGATTCTGCTTCGAATGAAACCCCTTTTCTGGAGAATGTTGATAACTCTTTTATTGTATCGTAATCGTTAATAATTAGTTGGTCTTGTTCTATTAATAATTTTAAAATAGAGCACCCAACCGACTTTACAGTTTTTGTTGTACGAATTCCTTTATCTATATTACTCCCGAATCCAGATGAAATTCTTTTACCAGAACGTCCCGCATTTTCAGTGAATAAAACATATTCGTATTCATACTCATAATGAAGCATTTCAGCAACCTGTTCACCGATGTCGTTAACTTCAACAAGTACGGTTGCATTATTATAATATTTTACAGTTCTATGTATAGTTTCTGCATATTCAATAGGGGGTGTGGTATTGTTTTTGTAAACACAAACTTGTTCGTATGGCATTTTTGTGACATCAACAATTT